TTTTAATACTTGTCTAATTTCTTTTGCGTTCATAGCTTGGTATTTTGCAACTTCTTCCATCGGGTTTTCACCAAATACCTTTTTTAATTCTTTAAATCTATTAAAATATTCTGTGAATTGATCCAAAGAAAATCCAAAGAAATCAGCTATACTCTTGACACCTATCAATCCACCTGGCATATCAGCAAGACTTTTAATATCACCAATATTTGTCATAAGCATATCAAATGCTTTATCATATTGCATTGAACTTACTGCCATTCTCATTTGATCTGCATTCCTAAAATGTATACCTGTTATAGTTTCCATTGTAAATTGTTTTTCCAATGAACTTTCTATATCTAACATACCACTTAATGCATCACCTATTCCTTTTAAATCAATTCCCATTAATTTTGCCTTTGATGCAAACTTAACTAACTCAGTAACGGCACCTTTCATACCAACCGCCATTATTTGAGGAACATTTGCTATAGATTTTAATGCCTGTTTAGCATTTAACACACCATTATTCAATTTAACAGCGGCATATGCTAATTTATCCATAGGAACATTCATTATACTTGCTACTTTAGCAAAATTTAAACCTTCTTCATTAGTTAATTGAAATTTTTCACGTAAAATAGTCATTCCTTGTAACCATCTACTTGAAGATGTGGCTTTTTCTAATCTTGCGGTAGCAACACCGTATTTTTCTGTTAAAAAATCTAATGTATCACTTAATTCTTTAACATTTATACCAACTATGTTCATTTGTAATGCCAATCCACCCAAGGATCTATACATTCCTGTTGCTTCTGCCCTATTTATTGCAAATGTTTTTGATAAATTAGCTATTTCCTTGTCTAAATCAAAAACAAACCCAACTAATATCTTTAATCCTGATATTACTAACGAAATAATACCACCTAATACCATAAATGGTAAACTAATAGCTAATGATCCTAATGCTTGACCAAGTGTTTTTGTACCGTCTAACACTTTTCTAAGTCCTAATCTATCCATTAAGAATGCTCCGCCAGGAATTGCAGCAATTAAACCTATCATACCAGCTTTGGATTCTTTTATACGTTGTGATTTTTCTGCGAGTTTGGTGTTTATGGCTTTTAATTTATTAAGTTCTTGTAATTGTAAATCAATTGTCTTTTTTTGTATCATATATCTTTCTCTACCCATTTTACTTGCATTAATATCAAGTTTAGCAGAGTGTTCTTTTAATTGACGTTCTAATCTATAAGTATCAACGGCTTCATAACCAGTTTTATTTATATTCTCCATCTGTTCCGCTATTTTTAACGAAAGTGAATCCATACTTGATGTGAGTTTTACAGTATCAGACATGGTTTCTGCGAATATTTTATTCTGTTCTGATGTTGCCTGTGTAAATGTTTTTATTGATGCCATCTCTCCAGACAATACTTTGCTTGCATTTGCAGCAATACCAAGAAGTTCAGCATTCCTTTGTGTGTTTTCAGAAAAACTACGCATGATAATATTGGATTTATCTTGTAATTCATTTGTTTCATCTTGTAATTTTTTAGCATCTCTTAATTTTTGTATCTCGTCTGCATGTATACTCTTTTTTTCTTTATCTTTTTTTATAGATT